TGCTTTTGTTAGTTCACGAATTAGACATTCGTAAAGAAAAGCGGTATTTCTTTTCTTATTGTGTTTCATCTGTGTCTTTCCTTTTGTTTAGTGATTCAAGCAGGTTCTTGATATCTGCGTCAATGCTAAATAGTTTCTCTTCTTCTTTCTCATCGCCTTCAAAAATTCCTCTAGCTAAAGAATCAAGACCTCCGAAGCCTACTTTTCCCGGAAACGTTGTTCTTGATGTTGATCCTCGAACTTCTCCTCCAAATGCTTGGTTTTTCATTTGTTTTGAGAAGCCTCCCTTGCGATAAGAAATCTTGTGTCTCTTGTAAGGTCCTCGAGGTTTTGCGTCATCATCACGCTTTGCCGGTGGCTCAGCTAAAAGATCTCCTTCGTCTTCTCCACCACCGGTGTCTCCACCAGTATCTCCGCCAAGATCGCCACCTAAGTCATCACCTCCTCCGAGGTCCAAATCTCCACCTAGATCGCCTCCTAAGTCTCCGCCTAGGTCTCCACCCCCAAGATCTCCTCCAAGGCCTCCACCAGCGTCTCCGCCACCCTCAGCAGGTGGTTGAGCAGCTGCTTCAAGTGCTGCCATAAATTTCTTGTCGGTATACATTTCTCTTTGCATTCTGAGATATTCATCTTGGGACAATCCAAGTAAGTTTTCAGAGATCCATCGACGAGAGAAGAAACCTTCTGTTGCTGCTCCTGCGATGTCGAATTTAGTTTTCCAATGTTCAAGCTCTTGCATCTCGGCAATCTTTGATGGATTGTTCAGAGCAAGTTTAAAATTTAATAAATCGTCTCCACGGTATCCAAGGGTGTAAAGATGAACGATTCCAACTTTTTCAAGTTCTGAGATAAGAACTCTCTGAAGTCTTTGGATTGTTCTCGCAAATCTGATGTCCTTTTGGGCAAGAGTTGTCTTGTCTTCGGTACCTGCACCTTCTCCCATTGAGAGATAAGATTGAGGAACTTTAAGAGCAGAGAACAATTTGTCTCGAAGATACTTAACGTCTTCGATCTGCGCTGTAAATGCACCACCTTGAAGTTGCGTAATGTCCGTAGAAGACTGTCCGCCTCTAATAGGGATAAAGTAGTCCTCTTCAATTGAAAGTGGGTTGTAGCGCAAATCTACGCGTCCTGTGGTTGGGTCAACAACTTGGTGACGTTTCATTTGGGTCATAACCTTTTGCATGTACTGCTCAACATCTTGAGGAGCAATACCGCCAACGTCAATCTTGAAAACACGACGCTCTGGTGAACGAGTGATACGATAAGCCATCATTGCATCTTCGAGAAGAGTAAGTTGTCTCCAGATACGTCTAGATGGCTCAAGAACAGATGTACCATAAGGTGCATGCTTGTCATTTCCGAGAACACGGAAGTGAGCGATTTGCCAATTCTCAAGTGTGAGACCGGCATTGTTCCATTGGAACTGAACATAGTTTGGGTTTGTTTGATCTTCACCCTCAAGTCTCTCGACCTCTTGCGGAGGTAAACCAATACAGTTTTGCAATCCTTTCTGTTCGTCAATGTCCAAATACAAGAACATGTCCCCATACTTACACATGGTTCTCGCCCAACCAAAAAGGTTGTGTTCGATGTTCATTGTGTTGTAATAGAGAGAGTGAAGCAAATATTTGATTTCATCATTTGGACACTTGATATGCAGCATTGGAGTCAACGCTGAGTGGGTCGTCATTTCATCTGCATAGATATCTAGCGATGATGCGATTTCGGGTGTAAATTCCATTTGGTCAAAGTCAACGTAACGCTCTGCTCGGTTTCTGTTCGAGATCATGTTGAGCGTCATGATGTTCATTGGGTTGTATTCGGTCTTCTTGAACTGTTGACCTGATGCGGATTTAAAACGCTTTGCGTAAATGTCAAGATGCTTTCTTCTTAATTGTCGCCCAGACTGCGTACGTCGTTGGGTGATTGGACCCGAGAACATTCTTGTTAAAGCTTTAAATAAATCGTTTTGGTTGTTATTCGGGTTTCTATCGTTGCGAGCCATTTTCTATCCTTTG